TATTGGTAAAGATAAGTCCGATGAAGTAATTGCCGATGTGGATGCCGAATCTTCTGCGGGCTCTGCAGCTGCATCCGTTGCAACATCGCCCTGTTGCTTTCCCTCGCTATATGCGTTTACAAAAACATCATAATCTTGCGTGAAAAGTTTCTTAGAGCTTACGACGTCATATACTTTTTTCTTGTATTCTTCGTCACTCCAAGCTTGTTTAAATTTATCAAAGTCTTGCGTGAATAATTTTTTATCATACAAAACATTATACAGTTTTTCTAGCATGTTATTTTATTTTAATTTGGCACGTCTAATACACCTTCATCACTAGCAGCATCATCACCGCCTGTCATACCTTCTATTCCATAAACAAAGTAGTTAGCTGTTTTTGGATCCATACCAGATGTTATAAGTAAATCTCTGTAAAATTGATCAAAATCACCAGCGTTAACAAAAGGGTCTACAGCTTGATATTGAAACACATTACCTAGATCTCTACCTTGGCCTGTCAGGTTTACAAATATTCTATCACCAGCACCAAATCTTTTGTTATACTCACCTTGCACATCAAAATCTGGAACATCTTTATGTTGTTCTTTCCACATTTCGTAGTGTCTATTTCTACTTATATATCTGTTAGCCATGTCTGGGCTATTCATGCCTACAGTCTTTATATAAAAATCTGCTAATTCATTGAATCTACCATCAAAATTCGCTAACATGCTAGGATCGTTTATTGTATCAAACATATCTTTAGCTCTAGTTTTTATTCTTTGAGCAAACGGCTGGTTTAATATAATATCTTGTCTTTGGCCTGGTGTAAATAAGTCTGTTTCTTTTTCTTCATCATCACCGCTACCACCACCACTTGCGGCTTTTCTGTCTTTTATAGACTGTATACTAGCCGCTCTTTGCGCTTCGTAACCAGTGTTAGCAGATTGTCTTAACATATTCAAGTATTGATCTACTACAACATCAACAAGTTCGTCGTGCCTTTCTTCATTAAAAAGAAGATCGTCATCTAAACCTAAACCATCTGGTATGATAAAATCATCAACAGCTAAAGACAAAACTGTTTCTCTACCTCCTTGCATCATATGGTTTCTAAGTTGCATTTCAACAAACTTAGCCATAGCTGGTGTCATTTTTTTAGCACCATTATACAAAGTTTTATTCATTTCTATAATCTTTGTAGCCGTTTCAAAATCTTTGTTGAAATACTTAGGTAAGTCGTTTAAGCTAGTTTGAGATAAACTTATGTTACCTAGCTCGTCTTGAACTTGTTGAACAAAATTTAAATTACCACCTTCTCCAATTTCAATATCAAGCTCATCTGTAAGTATACTAGACATTAAACTTATATTATTTGGATTATTAGCTTCAGACAATAATCTATTTTGAAAATCAGGTAGCTCTTCTGTTTTTAGTTTTTTAAACAAATCAAATTGGTCGCTAAGATTTTTAAATGAATCACTTATAGAGTTCATCTTAGACACAGCTTCCATATACGCAGTTGTACCTGGTGCAAATCTACCTATAACTTTAGTCGCATTAGTATACTCTCTTCTTTTACTTACTAAAAATTCGTTTATTTTGTTTCTGTATTTTGGAGATATCTTGCTTATGTCTGGCAAATCACCAGCTAGATTTTCTACGTATTGAGAAACTTTAGCTTCAGCTGCAGCCTTATTAGCCCTTCTACGTCTGTTGTTATAATCTATAACTCTTTCAGCTCTAGCAAAAGGTTGTGCTAGGGACAATGAAGGATCGTAATACCTACTGTTGTAGATAAGACCTTGCTGTGCTATTAATTCATTTTGTCTTGCCATTATCCATCTCTTTTCATTGCGTCGAAGCCTTGAGCAGCTCCTCCAACTAAATTACCTACACCACCCATTATTGACTGTGTAGCTTGTTGTCTAGCTTGATTTGCTGCCGCTAGTCTTTGCTGCGACATACCCATCAACGTTTCAACTTTATCTTTTTGTAAGTTTCTAGAGTAAATCTCACCTTGTCTTTCTTGTGACTGTAGCTGTCCAGCCATATTAGCCTTAGCCATCTCGTTAGCTGACTCTTGTTGAGCTATACTAGCTGATGCACTTTGCAAATTTTGAGCTTGTTGACCAGCCATAGCTTGAGCTAACGCAGCTATACCAGATCCGCCAGCAGCGCTAGCCATTGTGTCCATAGTATTAGCCGCAGCTTGTTGTTGCTGTTGGGCTGCAAAATCTGCTGCTTGAGTGTTTACTGTTAAATCCTCATAAACGTTCTCTTGGTTTAGGTATGGATTAGATGTATCTAAACTTTGATAATCCGCTTTTCTTCTTTCATATTCTTCTTGTGCAGCACGTTGCTCGCGTTTTCTTGCTCTGCTACCTATAATGCCTCCAGCTATACCAGCTAGGCCTTGAACACCTTGCATTATGGCTCCTATTGGCACTTTTAGCGGTGATGGTTTCATATTGTTGTTCATTATAAGTTATTTATATTAATATTATTACACTTTATCACTAAATATTAACTACTTAAGAATATCTCTGAGTTAACAGCGAAAAGCTCTTTTTTATCTGTAGATGTTATTTCAAAATCAACATCTGCATAATAGCCTATAACACCTGATGTATTTGTTACTGGTGATTTAGCAAAAAATATAAAATCACCGTTAGAAGGCCTTAAAGCGTTATCTGGGGTATCACACGTTACTGAAGTTTCAGTCACACCTATACATGGTCCTATTTGAAATACACCTGATGAATTTTTAAAATAAACTATATCAGCTCCAGCATAACCAGTGTTTGAGTCGCTATTAGACTGTATAGATACGTTTATTGGGTTGTTAAAGTTTAATACTATAGTTGCCATTTATTTTTATATTATGCTGTACACGTTAACTTAGAACTAATAACACCAGTACTACTTATAAGAGCAGTAACACCTTGAATACTACTTATATCGTCTGGATCATTTACATATGTGTGGAATTTATATCTATTACCATTACCTACCAAAACTTGAGTTTCTTCTGGATCTATATATACTATTTTACCATTAGCCCATGTATTATCCTCTGGGTAAGCTAAAGAACTAGTAATATATCCAGTTGCTCCACAACCATTTGTTGTTTGAACATAAGCAGTTCCAAAGTTAGCATTAAAGCTTGTATGTTTTAAATCCCAACTTGTCGACTGCGTTGGGTGACCATATATTCTTATATAAGCTACCGTATTAGTTGTAGTTGACTTAGTATAATAAAGACAAACATTACCATTGTTTAAAGCACCGCCTGTAACAAGAGTGTAATTGTTGCTGGTTGTAGATTCGACTCTACCTGTTTGAACATTTACTTGTTTAATAGTAGAAGCGTTAGATCCCCTTGAAGGTGCTAGCTCAGTTGTGTCTGCAGGAAAGTCACCTCTGTTTGTAGCTGTTGCATGGGAAACAATGTCATCTGTTATTGTTATAGTTTGATCTCCGTTACCAGTTTTGTTCCAAGCTGCGCCAGGCTCATTAGTGCCAGTTGCATTGCCTCCAGATCCAACATACGTGTATTCATTTAAACCTGTTGTTTCGCCGTTACTTGGAGTGCTTGAGCCACTTGTGCTACCGTCGCCAACATAAAGTGAATCTGCAACGACCTCCATGTCAGATATATTGTTAGAATTGCCATTTGTATCAAACAATATTTGAAATCTATCAAAAACACTGATAGAATTAAAGTGAGCTTTAAAAGTTCCAGCCCCAGTACCTAGCGTTACTGCTATTAAATACACCCCTGCGTCTCCAGACGTTGATATTGCTGCACCTGGAGCAACACCTATAGTTGCTGATGCTGTTAAATCAGATGTTTCAGTAGATCCGTCGCTAACTCTAAAAGTAAAAGAGTCAGTTAAATTATTACTATTATCGTGTTTGTAGTATATAGTTGAACTACTTAGTGTTGTTGGGGTGCTTGTTATTTGGTTTTGTAAAGCTGAATCTGTAAACAGCTGACCGCTAGCGTCTGATCCTGCAGAAGGTAAACCTGTTATTTTGTAAGTTAAAGTATCGCCATCTGCATCAGCAGCGCTTGAAAGCGTTGCCAGGTTTAATTCTTTTGATGCTCCTTTTAATAAAGAAAAAGTAAAACTACTAGCTGTAGGTGTAGAGTTTGTTATTGTAGCTGTAGCTGTTATGTTTGATGTAGTTAAAGTACCATCAGATATTTGAAACGTAAAGGTATCTGAAGTGGTAATGCTGTCATCATGCTCATAATAAACAGTATTACCAGATAATGTAGCTGGTAATTCAGTAGATAATATCTCATCTGTTCTATTTACATCTGTAAAAAGTTTACCATTTGTAGGTAAACCTGATATTATAAAAGTAAGACCATTGCCATCTGGGTCGCTAGCGCTAGATCTTGATTCAAGGTTTAAAGTTATAGGATCTCCTTTACCAACAGTAAAATTAAACGGTGAACCAGTAGGCACATTGTTTATGTGTGTATCTAAATTAAGTGTACTGGTTAAATTCGTGTCTTCTGTAGAGTTTAAATTAACAAGCACAGCAAGTGTTACGCTAGTTGTGTTGTTGTTAGTTATTGTTATAGACTGTACGTCAAAATTTATACCACTAGTCTGGCTTTGATTAGTAAAAGCGGATGTAGGTATAGTGTTTAAATACAAAGCAACTGTTCTTGTTACTGTAAAGTAAAAAGTATATTGTTCATTAGTGTAAGAAGTAGAAAAGTCAACCTCATCTATAGGTAGATTTATGCTTTGATTTGCAGGTACAGTTACAGTAGAATCTGAACATGTTAAACCTAGAGTTAATACAACGGTTGATTGTTGAACTATATTAACCGAAGTAGGTTGACCATTTGATGTGCCAAAGTTGCTGGATAAATCTCCAGATATGGTTATAGTATAAGTTTCACTACCTGAAGATATACTTGGAAAAGTTATGTAATAATCATATGTACCAGTGCTGTCTAATGTTATGTTTGATATTCCAGCTACACTAGCATTGCTAGAATCAACTACAGCTACACTAAATGTAGCACCAGGTGCTCCATACACTTTATATAATCTAGTTTCGCCAGAATTTGGCAATTTATTGGTAGACACATTATAAGCTGTTATCTCTGTTGATGTTGATGGTATATCTATAGCTGTCCCGGTGATTTTTATTTTATCACCTGTTATGTTTTGATTTGGAAAATTATAAGTAACTGTAAAAGCTCTAGCCGTTATGTTGTTGTTGCTATCAGTTGTATCTGAACTACTTATAGTGTATCTAGAACTATCACCTATAGCTATTTCACAAGTTGGCGCGGTTGGAAAATACTTACCACTTGCAGCTGATATAGTACGGGTAAAAACTGTAGATGAGGAATTAAACTGACCAGAAACAGGACCCCAATTACCCGTAGTTGTGTTAGCTACAGATAAACCACTACCTATTTGCTCAAAAGTACCTTGAACTGTAAAATTCTGTAAAGATGCAGATCCATCGATATCCACAATAAGTGTAGTGTCTGACGAGGGCATAACAAAACTATCAGTTAAATCTACAGTAGCAATAATAGTATTACCTACAGTATTTGCTGAACTAGAATTTGCTAAAGTAACACTAGTTACACCTGTTGGTAGCGAAACACCATTTTGGCCATGCGTCCACGTTAAACTGTTACCATTTGATGCGTAACTAACGTTAGAAACACTAAAATCTACAGCTTCTACAACATAACCTACATTAGGAGTTATTGTTAAAGTCGCATTATCACTACCTATAGCTTGACCACCTGTTTTAGTTAACGAAGCTGAATTTATACTACAATTTATTAATGCCATATTAATTTCCGTCTTCTTGTATTGTTAAAATAAAGTCACTCTTAGTTGCGCCAGTTATTGATCCAAGTATATCTATACCTTGTGTTGAGAACTCTTTAGTGTCTAAAGTACCAGCTTGGGAGTTATTATCCCATGTGTTTTCAATACCTTTTATAAAGTTATAATATATACCCTCTTTATTAGAAAAGCTTGGAACACTACCGTCTTGTTGATCTGTAGATATTTTTGGACAAGTCCAACCAGAGTCTCCTTCGTAAAATATTGTTTTAAAGTTTTTAATTTTTGATGGTGACTCATTAAATACTAGCTTTACTGTTGATTTATATTGAGTGCCATAAAAGTTATTTCTTGTTTGGTTGTCATGTGACCATATTACGCCATCTTTAAATGTATAATATATATTGTTTAAAGATACACCAGCTTCAGCTACAAAAGACTTTCTAGTTGGCCAACCTCTAACTGTTTCTTCAAAAGAAACTGTTTCATCAGAAAAACTAACGTTGTAACAACCAGAGTCTTCGTCGTAGTTGCCAATCATTGTGTTTTCTGAAGCAAGTTTATCTGAAAAATAATCACTCATGCCGTTTGAAGATATCTCTTCTAAACCATCTCTTGACAGTCTTAAAACAACACCTCTATTTTTATCTGTAAAGTAAGATCTAAAACCATAATAAGCATACGACTCTGGGTTTTTAGATATACCATATTCACCAACAAAAGGTATTGCTTGACCTAAAACAGCCGCGTTAGATGTAACGTTAGCAGATCCGTCCGCGTTAAATAAGGCATCTTTCTGAGCTAAAATCTTTAAAACCTTATCTTCACACATTACAACTAAATCTGTGTCTCTAGCGTGAAGTTTTTGTATTGATCCATTTGCTGGATTTAAGTCTTTAGTTATAGGTTGAGCTTGTATAAACTGATTAAGTTTGTTTGTACCTGTTAAAGAGTTGAATATTTGAGAAAATATTAAACCTGATCCTCTTCTTTCTTCTTGGTATGGCTCATCTAGTGTTGCAGATACTTTTACACCTTTACCTATTCTTACAGCGTTGAAATCGTCTCTTATTCTGTCAGACTCTACACCATTGCTAAATGAGTAGCAGTTGAACCAGTCTAAACCGTGAGTAGATGGCAATGCTTCAGTTCCATGTTGAGCAATTGGTATATTATCACTAGCTTCATAATATATATCAATATCAACAGTTTCATCAGGTTCT